GGACGAAACACGCCGTCCGTCAAGTCAAAAGCTAGCTTGAAATACGCTGCGCCAAGCAAGTCATCGGGTGGCGTGATGCGCAGTGTGCGGTGACGGTTCTCGCCGATAAAACCAGCTGGATATACCGTGCGCGAACTGCGCAGGTCAACATGGATTATTCTTTGCATGTGATACCCCCTAAATATTGGTATATTTTCAAATTGGCATATTTTCAAATATGTGGCCTCGAATAATCAAGTCACCACCTTGAAAAAGCAGTGCCACACGGTTGCCGTTTGCGAAAAACTCGAAAACTCCTCCACCGTCGCCGATTTCGATTCCGCTGGTTCCAAATCTAAGGCGCATGCCCGGCGCGAGCTGCAATGTGTTTGGCCTGTTGGCCAGCGCGCCGAACGCTACGCTGTCACCGGATGGCGCAATATCCATCACCACCTGTGCAGTGGGTAGCCGTAACGTGTGGTGCGCCTCCGCGCCCATTGGGTCAACTACTTCGTATTGAACTTCAATTGAGCGTATCGGGTCGGCTCCAGGTTGAACAGCAGACCACGTTCCGGACGTTGCAGTAAACCAAGCACTCCATGCGGCGGTGCCGTTGCGCCATCGCCACCGCCGGCGCGTCAACTGTGCTTGCGTTAAGGATGAATCCCACTCGAACCACATGCGCGAACGCAGAAACACACCGAGCGGGTTTTCTTCGCCATTTTCGTTACATCGAATGGCTTGTACGCGGGTAATCGTCACAGGTTGGTGAGAAAGCGCGTTGATTGTAAGTGGCGCCGTTTCAGCGGTACGACCGCGTGCATCTGTCAACCGAGCACGATAGACGTTCGCGCCAGGCGCAAGTGCTAGTGCTGAGTGCTCAGCCGTGGTAATGGTGAACGGCGTTGAGCCAGACGTGCTATGCCAGTTGTTCGGAGGCGGCAACGTAACCTGTGCCCCGCCTTGCCGCCAGACAACAACACGCGATAGGTGAGTAGCTTCACCGGGTGTGCAGGTGAAACTCAACCTTGCATTGTCATGACCAACGAAGAACAGATTGCCTCCGCTGCCGCCCGGTAGCTTTGCGGATGCAAGTGTGGATATTGTTGGGTTAATTTGCGCTCTGGTTGCATCCCAGCGCACGAAAAAAGAGTCGTGTGCGCGGATAACGACGTCGCCAGAAACCCAATCTTGTAGTGAAGTTAAAATTACGTGCACAAACGCAGGTTCAGATGTGACCACCGCGCCTGGGTTTCTGCTTAGCAATGTCGGTACGTTTGGCATTGCCACGTTCGTTGTGCCGTTCAACGTAGCGTTGATCGCGCCGGCGGTAATCAAACGACTACCTGCACCATGTGGCCACGGACCATCGGCTAAAAATATTGCATACAACGCAGAACCGCCGCCTGGCACTATTACGTTGTCACCTGTGTGCTGAATTTGTATGGTTGACGTGCCGTTGAATATAGGATTTGCCCCAACGACGGTTATTCTGTGTGACATCACGTTCCCTCTAAATTCTGAATAAAGTCATTGCGCCATTCGGCCTTCCTTTCCAGATAAAGTTGCCGATTTGCAAATTGCCAGAGATTTCAGCGTCTTGAATAAACAGCCTATTGCCTGTGATGTACGCAACCGCAAAACCGTTCTCGGTGAAGTAAATGCGTTCATTGCTAATACGCACTTCCATTGGACTGTCGCTGCGCCCTAGCGACATATGCGAACCAACGAAACGCACCCACTCCTCGCGCAGGGCATCGCTCGCATCAAGCGCCGAGCGTAGCAGTTCAACCCCATCAGCTGTTAAGCTAATTTGCGAAGTCAATGATTGCCCGGTGGCGGCTAGGTCAGAAGCAAGCATCGTGATGCGTCCACCCTGCATATTGATCTGCGAAGTTAGCGACTGACCCGTGGCGCGCAAATCCTCCGCCAGCATGTCAATCTCACCGCGCACATGGTCAACCTGCAACGCCACACGCCGCGAAGCCTCACGCACGCTGCCCGCCAATTCATGCCGCACCTTGCCGCCATGCTGCGTTTCTGTCTTGAAGTTGGAGCGCATGCGGTTGCTGGTGCTGATTTGTAGTATCGTGCTGCGCGCGATTGAGCCGTCGCGTTCTCGGATATCAATCGTGTCGTTGATATCGAAAATGAAGTTATCGATTACCCCGCGTAGGTCAAACGGAATGATAGATCGCCCGCGCAGGTTATTGAGCACATGCGTTGACCACGCTTGTCTGTTGTGCCACACAATCGGGTTGTCTTCCAACCGCCACCAAATGTCGCTGTCGCCAGCGTTGGGTGGGGCGATGATATCATCGTCAAAGCCATATGCGCCAAGTGAAATAGCGGTGATGGCTGGCCATTCTGGTTCAATGTAGACTTTTTCGTACCGCGCTCGGCTGATTGTAATGCCAGTGTTGAACGGCCTCGACACAACCAATTGGCCAAGCCGGTTGATTTGCGCGATGCCGCCAACTATTTCGGCGTATCGGCCTATCATCTCACGGCAGGTCATCGAGGCGGCCGCGTTGGGTTGGTGCGTGATTTGCCGCCCAGTGTTAGGAATGCTTGTAGTATCAGCCGGAAACGGAACGCCACAATGACGTGCCAGTGTCCGCACAAACTCACGCGAAGCTGTAAAAGGATAGTTCAGCTGCACATCGCCCCACGGCTGTTCAAGTAACCGTGTGCGATCGCGACCTTTGAATGTGATATAATTCCCTGTGCTGCTGGTGCTGATGTCCTCATCGTCTGCGCTGAAGATACCAAGTGGCACCCATTCGATGCCGCTTGGTAGCCGCAGCCCACGATACACGTGCACTTCCTTGCCGTGCAGGTCAATGTCGTCACCCTGTTTCCAAATTTCAAAGGTACAGGTTTTGGCGGGGAACCCGCCTATCATAGAACTTGTGGCGTGCTCAATGCGCGGGAATGTCTTTAGGTGTGTGCGCCCGGTATACTCCACGCCATCAACAACAATTCGCGAAACCGCGTCACGAATGACGCGGTCGTCGTTGAGTGTAGCCATATATGCATTGCTTGCACGCCACATAGTAGCCTCCTAATCCGGGATGAGTTGGATAAACCGTAGTTCATAGTCTTGGAACAAAATATCGCCGTTTTCACTAAGCATGTGCTGGGCGATGATAGGTCCGCCCACCGGGTACATGCGCCGTGTCATCCATGACCTACTGCGGATATCGTAATACTGCAGGTTTAGCTCCGGCAGGCTGCGCACCTGCATCAGCTGCGACGCTAATGCTTCATCGGGTGAGCGAAACGTTAGGATGTGCCGGTAACGAGAGGGGAGGACATCGCGGTGCATGACGTTTTCGTCAGTTGCACCGCTGCCATCGCCGTCTGTTTGCGGATAATCCCACTGCGGCCAGCCGCCGCGCAGGATAGTGCTGCCGTTAATCTGCACTTCGTTTTTGTTCATGGTTAGACCTCCAGCAGCACATACCCAGCTTCTTCTTGTGTGTCGTTAATGATTTTGATGATTTGGCGGCCATCAGGGTACTCCATAATGAGCCGTATCGTGCGCTCGCCCGCACCGCCAACCTGGCCGATGATGTCTTTGAGTTTATCCAGTGGGGCAATCACTTCAGGGTTGTTGCGTGCACCTGCATACTCGCCAACGTTGACAAGCATGTCACTGTAGACGATTCCGCCGGTGGCCAGCTGCGGAACGTTGGGTATTTTCGGGATATTTATACCCCACGAATTCCCGCCAAGACCAGGCACCCAGTCCGGGAAAGTGAATTGGATGCGGTTCAACCCGCCAATGACTGCGTTCAGCGCATGGATAATGCCATTTAGTATGCCAATACCAACGTTGCCAAGCGAGCGGAATGCACGCCCTGCGAAGTCTAGTGCGCCACCGAAGTCCCCGCGCAACAGCGCAGCAATGGCGCGAAAACCGTTGGCAACAAAATCGAGGAACGGCAATAAGATATTGCCAAATACCCATGTCACTGCCGGTTCGATTCTATCCCAAACATTTGCGGCTACACTGATAATCGCCGCGACAACCTCAATGATAACCTCAAAAACGGCAGAAAGAACGTCGAGGAAGGCGCGGAACACATCGCGGCCAACGTTATCCCAAAAGCGACGAATGGTGTCCCAAATATTACTGACGCTTTCGGTTATTCGTGCAAACGCCGATGTGATGTTGTAGGCAAATCGTTGGCCAGCCTCGCTTTGCCACCACTCGCGGATTACCTCAATGGCATCGCGAGCGATGTGCGTGACTTGGTAAATCACGTTGAGGATGCTGGTCATGATGCGATAGCCGTTATCGTTAGCGTTCCATGCGTTATAGAACGCATAGGCGATGTCGCCGATCAGCCCCCATATCCCGCTAAGAATGCCAAACAAGTTGCCAATGATGGCCTCGCCACGTCCGTCTGTTTCCCATGCCCTGCGCCAGTCGCGGGCGATTGAGCCTACAAGATTAAACACGCCGCTAAGCGCGTGTTGCAGCGAGGCAACAACGGCAGGTCCCTCGATTATCCATGCAGCTTGAAAAGAACGGCCAATGCTTTTGACTAGCTCCCACACTTCCTTGAGCGCGTTTTTCGCGTCATAGATGAGCGGTTTGACTGCTGCAAAAATGCCGCCGTCAAAGCCGTCCGCGCCAAATGCATCTTGGAATTGGAATTGCGGGCCTTTGTCTTTTTGCCCGGTTTGCAGAACGTTGATTTCGTCATAAGCCGCCATCGCGTTTGACGCATCGTTAGCTGACTTCGCAGCTGCGTCCATGCTAGCGGCAAAGTCGTATTGCTGCCGGGTGGCTGTGGCTACTTGACTTTGCCCCATGAGTGCCGCAGTGAAGCGGGTTATCATGTTAATGGCTTCAGCCAGCAGGTTAAGCAACTTCACCAGCCAGGGCGCAACTGCTTGCACGATAGGCGCAAATGCCGCTACCAGCGCACTTCCAACAAAGCGCACGCTGGATTGAATTTCAGACATCGCGCTGTTAAACGCAGGGCTGAATCTCGCCAGCTCCCCAATGGCCTCGCCTATCTGCTTGGTAAACGTTCGCAGCAGCTGTCGGCTAACCTGTCTTCGCAACACGCTGAAAAAGCCATTCATGGCTTTGCCCAGGCCTTTTGCATTGAGTGAGCTGCTTTTCATGCTGCGGTTTAGTCCGCGGAACATCCGCGCGCCGCGCTGCGCGAAACCACGAATGCCAGATGCAGCTTTTTTTAAGCCGCTAAACAGCCCACGAACCGTTGCGCCGATGTTTACCTGTAGCGTGTTTGCGCCTCTAGCCATGCAACTCACCCCTTTCAGCTGCCGCCAGCTTTGCCTTGAAGTCCTCAATGCTGATTTTCGGTGCGGCCTTCACGTCGTTTTCATCTTTGACGTAGTGGTTCATCGGCTTAAGTTTACCAGCAAACGCCGCGCCTGTTAGGTTGGCCGTGGTCCAGCACTCAATCATGCCGCGCTTGGCCAGCAGGCGTTCGCGTTCTGCCCAGCCTTTTGCCGTAAGATAAAATTCCCACAACTCCATTTCTTGAAGCTGTGAGGTGTTTATTCCTACAATCGCCGCTTGTTCAACTAGCTCGGTTGAGTAGGTGTACTCGCGTCCTCGAAAGTCAATGGCTCGTTTGGAATTTCGACCAGCGGCAGCCCGAGCAACTGCCGAAAACCGTTTTTTTCCTTTTCTGAAACTTCCATATCAGCTATTTTTTTCTCTTGCTGTGCTGGTGTGCCAGTGAACATCAAACAACCAATAAATTTCTGAACCATAATAAATAGCCCCATAAAATCTAGGTCATCGTCTGCGGCTTGCGCAAGGCCAGCCGTTTCAGCCTGTGTTTTGCCACCAAGACCCATATAGAGCAATGCCAGCAATTCGTCAACCATAGCATTTTCAAGCTCGTCAAGTAGGTGCAGTAGTGGTTTTTTCGCTCTGCCCTCAATCAACTTGACCGTGCCGAGCCCTGTTCTTAACTCAAATTCTTTTTCGCCGATTATGATGTTCATGCATTACTCTCCTTTTTTTGTAGTAGTTGCAGCGGTGGTGGCTGCAAGCGGCATGGCTCCCGCTGGTCCAACGTAGGTTAGTGCGCCATTGCCCTCAATACTGATGGACAATTCGGGCGCATCGCCCGCATCGTTGTTGAAGTTTTGGCTTTGAATGAAAGCCGGACCACGGAAAAACGTGTCGTCATCAAGATAGAACGTTACGACAATTTCGGTGTCGTTAAACCAGGCAGCAATGATGTCTGCTTGCCCGCTTTCAACGGAAAGTTCCACGCTGCCGTCTGCCGATGCAGTCCAGTCTTTGATTGATGGAATGCGCCGCGTCCAGCGTTCGCCGAAGTGCTGGCGGATAATCATCTCGGTGGTTGCGTCAAAAGACCACGTAGAC